ATATGAAAGATAACGGTGGTTACATCAAAGTAACTGCAGTTATACAGAAGTTCTTTGACCAAGCGATCAGTGGCAACTGGTCTTACAACCCACAAAATTATCCGAACAACGAAGTTCCTATGTCAGTTATGACAAAAGACTTGATCGAAACGTACAAGTATGGTTGGAAGACATCTTACTATCAGAATACATACGACGCTAAGAGTGACTTAGATGTCGAGGATAC